CGACCGTTGACCACGTTGAGGTCCCCGACATTGGTCACCGTCATGATCTCCCCGTTGACGTTGATATTGAAGGGGACCTCCGCTGGAAGGATCGAGGTAGGTACCCAGGTGGAGAAGGCGTCCCCGTTGTTCGCCACTGTGATGGAGGTGGCACTGGAGGTGGCCGCCACCGCCAGAGTGGAGTTGTCGGCATCCAGGCGGAGGGTGCCGATCAACGCCTGGTCCCACATGGTTGCCGATGAACAGTTCATCTGGACCTGCCACTTGTGTGGGTACAGTGTGGCCTGGTAACCCTCCACGATCACGTCCGGATCGTTGCCGGTGATCTGAGCGCGACCGGTGACCACCGTCATCCGGAAGCCGTAGCGGCGGCCACGCCAGATCTGGACCGCGCCCGGAACGCGTGTGATCTCCAAGGTGATCTGCGGCCAGCGGAGCGCCGGATAGGTGCCGAGGTACAGACGCCAACCGGCGTGGTCGTCAAGCTGAAGGTCCGAGTAGAGGTTGACGCTGATCGAGTCGTCGTAGGTCCCCTGGCGAGCTATGGAGTCGTCATCCTGCTGGACCGAGGTGGACCCACCGATCCGACTGACGGACCACTTGTTCCTCAACCTCTGGTCATCTTTGATCGCTCGCGGGGGTGCCGAAAGGTGGCCGGCGGACACAGTAAGGGTCAGGCCGAGGGTCTGATTGAACCTGACCGAGTGCGGCCGGAACCCCAGACCGTTGTCCCGTTCGTAGAGGATCCCCTGGTCAGCTTCCTGGCATTGCTGGAGTGCGGGCACGATCGAGGACAGGGGCTGGGGACCCATCTGAACCGACTCCCCCGCCTCCACGATGACGGGGATTCCCTCCTCCATGCACAACCGAGACACTCGGTCCGAGGCCAACTCGGTGGCATAGCCGGAGGAGACCAAGCTGAAGCTGTCCGTTACGAACGGCAGAGTGTTCGGACCCACCCAGGAGTGAGCGAACATCGTGCCACTCAGGTCCGCGCGCCGAGGGTTGATCGTGAAGCCGGTAACCCTGGTGTCGGCCGCCCCCACGAACGAACCAGTCACCGCGTAGTAATCCACCCGGCCCACCTGATGAAGGATGAAGGACCAGTTGGTATTGGCACCGGACACATCCGTCTCGATCTGCCAGGCCACCCATTCGGTGAGATCGATCAGGCCAGCGATTGAGTTCGTGGACGTGGAGAGGACCGTGCCGTCCGCCGCCTCCACCGACATCTTGACGTTGGTTCCGTTGATGATGAACCGGTAATAGGACGTGATCGTCCCCAGGGCGTTCCAGGTGACCACGCCCGTATCCACGGCCGGAATCGCGCCGGTGAACTTGGTGAAGATCATCCCGCTGAAGCCGTGCACTCCGGAGGGGAGAACCGGTACGGCTTGACCGGTCACCGCGCTGGTGGCGTCCGAGAGCATGATGGCCTGCCCTCCGCCATCCGGCCCCTGGCCCGCCGAGACGGTGACGTTGCCGTAGATCTTGGCCGCCGGGCGGCCACTCACCAGGTTGGCCAGGGAGGATGCCCCGGCCGCATCCTCCAGGGGCCAATAACCGGTTGGAGAGTAGGCGGGTAACTGCCGAGTGAGCGCAGATTTGATCTCTCGCGTGCCTTGGTTGAGTCGCCGGAGAATGCCGTTGGCCGTGATGGACGCCCAGCAGTTGTCACCCTTCATGTCCCAGTCAACCGGCCACTGGTTGACCGTTCCGGCCCATTCCAGCGCGGTGGACACGTAATCGTCGAAGGTAACGAACGTGCCGGTGTTGGTATTGCTGCCACCCCGATAAGCCATCAATCCGGTGGCCCGGCCTCCCAGAAGGGGCTCACTGCCGCTTCCGATCCAGGCGGTGTCCGAGCCACCGGCGAGCGGATAGGCCGAGGCGTACACGCTGTCCCCGCTGGCCTGGACGTGGAGCCGCCAGCCGTTGTTGGCGGTGTACGCGCCAACGTCCTGGGTGAAGACACTGGTGGTCACCGTGGCCACCACCTTGACCAGGCGGAGATTCACCCGGCCCGCCGTGGTGAACTCCAGGAAGGCTCGCCAGTGGTTGTCGATGTCCGTCCACCGCAGGACAACCCCGCCCTGGAGGACGTCCCCCGTGGCCGCATTCGGCAGGATCACCGTCACTTGCTGGTCCACATCAACGGCTGAGCCGCCGTTGTTGATGGGGAAGCTCAGTGTGTTGGTGCCTGCGCCGCTCCAGGTGGCCACGCTGCCATTGGTTCCCCAGTTACTGGATGAGGTCCAGGTGTTCTCGGTGTCTGCCGTTCCGAGGCTCCCGGAGGTGGTCCGGGTGAAGGTGTCCCGGCAGGAGGTCATGGCCAGGCGGATTGGGGTGCCCAGGTCAAGATAGGGGTAGTAGGGGCCAAGGGCATTATGGGTGCTGAACCGTCCGTCCCGATTGTCCAGGGTCAGGTTCATGACCCCCGCGTCCACCTGGTCCGACTCGTTCTGTCGTCCGGCGGAGTAGGTGATGGCCTGGCCGCCATCGTTGCCGGGGTAGCGGACGTAGGACGAGATGTCCGTGGGGTTCGGCCCCCAGACCCCGATCGGGTCCTGGTTGTAGTAGAGCCACACCTTGATGTCATACGGTGGCGCGTTCAGGGTCATCTCTGGCTCACTGGATCAGGTTGGCGGTACGGATGAGGTAGCGGAGCATCGTCACAACCTCTTGCTGGCCAGCCAGCTCCAGGCGGATCGCACGCGGTGGCCCGGCCGCCGCTGGGGCCGAGGGGACGGAACGTCCCCGACTGGAGCTGGCGGACAAGATCCTTTGCTGACGGGTGTCGTACAACTCCGGACCGTTCTCGCCTACCCACATCAGACCGGTATTGAGCGTGGAGCCGCCGGTAGCCAGACCGCCGATGTTTCCGGAGGCAACCCCGCCCGGAGAGTACGGCTTGCCGAACGTCAGGAAGTTCTGGCGGATGGTCACCGTCCACTTGGTCTTCATGGATGCCAATTCCGCCTTCAGGCTCTTGACTTGCCGGATGGCCCCCGGAACTCCATTTACGGCAGCTTGAGCCGCATACTTCTTGGCAAAGTCATTGCCCGCATTCTTGGCCTCCCCGAACTGCTTTTTGAGGGCTTTGATCTGGCCCTCAGTGAGTCCAGCGGCCCGAAGAGTGGACTCCATCGCTGGGGTCATCTTCCCGTTGAAGGTCCCGCCCAGCGCGCCGGCGGCACCCTCCAGCTCGATTGCGGCCTCGGCCAGACGCCGTTCAGCATCCTTTGCCTCATCCGAATTCTTGCCATGCTCCTTAATGGCATCGTTGGTTGCCTTCTGCTGCTTCTTCAGCTTTTCCTGGGCGTCCAGCAGAGCGAATACGGGATCAGTCTGTGCCTTCATTTGCTTGGACAATTCATCCAAGGCGTCCTGCTCACCACGGGCAGCCTTGGCCGAGTCGTCCATGGCAGTCTTCAGCTTCTGCTGTTCCTCGGTGAGCGGCGGGACAACCCAGGTGGCCCCCTTGGTGGAGGCCTTCATGTTGTCGATGTTGTTGACGAAGTCCCCGACGATCGCCAGCGGGCCGCCCAGGAAGGTGGCGAACCCATGGAGTGCGTCACCCAAGATCGGGATGCCGCTCGCCGCGCCGTTCACCTTGTCAAGCCACTTGTACGTTTCGGCCAGGACAGTGATCAGGGGGCCGAGGCCCTCCATCATCAGGTGAATGGAGTCGGTAACGTGGTCCACCGCATCCGCCGCTACGTCTGAGTGATCGGCGAATTGCTTGGTCAGGCCCTCGAAATCTGTGCCCAGTTCAACGATCAAGCGGCCCAGGGCGTCCAGCACTGGCTTGGCCTTGGCGCTTCCGTAGACGAACCCATCCAGCAGGGCGTTGCCAGCGGTGATCAGGTCCTTGGTCAGCGGCTCCAGGGACGGAGCAAGGTTGTCAAAAATCTTGCCGATCTTGGGCACGGCCCCCGAGGCCGCCGCCTCCAACTGGCTGAGGCTTCCCTCCAGGGGCTTGGTGAAAGCCCCCTCGGCCTCCTTGGTGATGCCATCCATGAAGGTGTGCCCGATGCGTCCGGCCCACCCGGAGATTGCGGGGTTCTTGGCGGCCAGGGCGACACCGCCCACGATGCCCCCGATACCGACCCCGCCCACCACGGCGGCGGCCATCAGACCAGCGATCTCCGGAGCCAGGGCCGTGCCGAGGATGCCCGCCCCAGTCAGGAACTTGTGGTCCCCGAGGTTGCCGATCCCCTTGCGAATCTGCTCCCGAACCTTGTCCCCGAAGGACTTGGTCTGAGGTTCGTTCGGGATGATGCCCTTCAGAATGTTCTGATTCTTGGTCAGCCGCGCGATGTCCTGCTGGAGCTTGCGCTGGACCTTGGAGATGTCCAGCTTCTGGGCAGCATCATCGGTGTCGGCAAACGCCTTGGCCAGGCCGCGCAACTCATGCTCGGCCAGCTTGATCTGAACGTCCAGCCGCTCCAGGGAGCGCTTGGTCTCGTTCGTCTCCTTACTCAAGCCCTCGGCCTTGTCGTCCGCCTCCTGGGCGGACTTGCCGAACAGGCCGAGTTTCCGGCTGGACTTCTCTGCCTTGTCGCCTACGTCCCCGATGTTCTTACCGGCGGACTTGGTGCCTGCCTCGGTCTTGTCCCTGGCCAGCAACTCCAGGATGAGTTCACGCTTGTCACTGGCGGCCATGCCCTCACCCTTCCTGGCTGATCAGGTACTCCAATTGATCAATGATCTGGAAGATGGTCATCTCCTCCAGAGAGGCAGGGTGAATGCACGTGTTGGCCGCCAACATCGGTCCGGCTACTTCTAGGAGGAGGCGGACCCCGTCACCGGCATAGTCACCAACGAGACGGTATCCGTCCGAGAGGTGGCGTCCGAGGGAGACTCGGCCGGAAGCACGACCGGTGCCGAGGGCGGCATGTCTGGTGACCCCCCCGGTTCCATGTCCACCCGCTCCCCAGAGGTGGCCTCCTCTTTTCCCGGCTCCAGATCCTCGGTCGGCACGGCGGACCAGACGATCATCATCACGATGGGGTTGTAATCCTCGAACGAGGGAGCCTTGTCCCCGTAGTCCGGATCGAGCTTCATGGCCAACCAGGACCCTGCCATGTCCCCCACCGCCGAACTGGCCCGGACCCCGTTCATCACGTCCGCGATGGGCAGGCCGATTTCCTGCTCCAGGGCCATCAGCGTCCTGGCTCGCTGGGAAGTGATGATCGACTCGTCGTAGATCCAGTGCCGGTCCCCGTAGTCCGCGATGTCCTGCGGATCGGTGAACCGGAATCGGAGGGGCTTCAACAGGCTTGACATGGCAGGGCCTCTCTCACTTGGCCAGTCGCTGGGTGAACTCATCCAGGACGGTGATCATCTCACGCTCGGCATTGTCTGCCGCTTGATCCGTTCCGCGCTTCCAGTAGCCACCCTTGATCGAGGTGACGGCCCAGGGGTTGGCGTCCCGGGAACCGCGTCGGACACCCCGCCGGATACGCCGGTGGCGTCCGTAGACAGGGTGCCGCAAGCGCCCGGACTCCAGGGCCTTGATGTCCCGTCGTTCGTGCGCTCCGTCCCCGAACAGCAGGAGCCGGAACGAGGCCAAGCGGGCCTGGCCTCGTAGCGCCGTCTTCCACTTGATCGACTTGCTGAAGGTGTTCTCGTACCCGCCCCGCTTGGGCAACCCCGAGGCGTACTCCGCCTCCACGGATGCTTTGACGGGCTTGGCCACTCTCTTGAGCGCGTTGGCCATCTCGCGGCCCAGACCCTTCTCCCCCTCGGCCTGGATCTGGGCCGCAAGCTTCCTGAGCTTCTCCTGGCCCAGGATGGTGACCTCCATGGCCTAGAACGCACCCACCGTGGGGACACCGTCCACCTGAAAGGAGGCAGCGATCGGGACCCGGTCGGAAACAGTCGCGTCCACGGTGAGTTCGGTGCACCAGCACTCACCGGTGATCTTCACCCGACCGGTGGTGGTGCCCTCCGGGCCGTACTGGAAGGTGGCCGTAGCGGTGGCCGTCCGGAGGGAGTTCAGGACGGTGAAGATGCCCGTGGTGGCGGTGGCGTCAAAGTGGCCGGCAATACTGAACGTGATGTTCGCCAGTCCGGGGATCGACTTGGTGCCCTGGTCTGTGAAGGCCGTGACCTCGGACAATGCCCGAGCGCCCGGGAGACCGGTCACCTGGTTGAGATAGATGGTGACGTCACGCAGAGTTCCGCCGGAATCGTCCAGCGAGAACACCGCGTCCTTGCCATGCCGGAACGTCATAGCGGACTCTCCTTGATCATCGTGGTGCGAACGCCATCAGGTAGGTGATGGAGCCGGTACCGGTCACGTCCGTGACCGCGCGGACGTACCGGTTGATCTGGGTGCCGTTGGCGATCTTCAACCTCTGCCAGCCAACGGCGGTGACCGAGGTGAACGAACCCAAGTCACTCCAGGATGAGTTGTCCGTGGAGTGCTGGATCTTTAGAGCAACCGAGCTGAATCCCGAGTAGGCCGAGACATGGAGAGCGGCCACCGCGCCCCCCGTGGTGTTCGCCACGGGACCAGGTCCGAGGGAGGTGCCCCGATCCACCGCCGTGCCGTTTCCGTCTGCCGTGATGGCACTGGGGGCCACCAGGACGTACCCCATGTCCACCGACTCGTCCGCTGCCGCACTGACCGAGAAGCCCAGGGCATCCGCCACGGCGGCATCCGTGGTGTACTCCGATACGTCCCCGAGGCAGAACAGGGCGGGCTTTCCCACCGCCGTGCCGTCCGTCAGGGCCGTCAATAGGAGGTTGTTGTCCACGCCCACGGCGGCCAGGATCTCCGCCTGGAGGTTGGAGCTGGAGTCCGCCGGGCCGCGCACGGACATGGAGCCAGACATCAGGCCAGGGACGAACGACATGCCTCCGCCGGTGGTCACCACCGTCACATCCGAGTAGGCGCGTTGGTGCTGGGAGTTCACCCCCGAGACATTGCCGGACACCTCGAACTCGTTGGCGTACACCCTGATTCCGTAGCCAGGGAGAAAGCTCATTGGGCCACCACCTCCACCACTAGCTCGGCCCCGATGTACTCAATGCCGCTGTATTGGATCACGCCGATCCGGCGCGTTCCCGTCATGTCCGCGTAGCTGACCAGACCCCCTAGGGTCTTGTCCTGCTCCAGGATGTCCTTGATCTTGGTGCCCACCCCGCCGGTGGACAAGGCCGTCCGCAAGATCCTTTGTCCACCCGGGGAATTGGCGGACTGGAGGAGTACAGCCACCAGGAAGGTGAAGGCGTCCGATCCGCGCTGGAAGGTCAGATCCCAATCAATGTCATCCAGCGAGATGATCATGGCCGGTGCGGGAGCCTGGCCCTCTACCTCGGAGAATGCGGTCAGCGGAACGTCCACCCCGTCCACCTTGAACATGGCCACGCCCTGGAACCGATCCCGGAGAGCATCCGCAATGACGTTCAGGTCATAGTCGGCCATCACGCCACCATCCCGACACGCACCCGAAACGGGGCCAGCCGCTCGGCCACCTTGGGATTGGACCGCACCCGGATGGCGTAGTCCCCGAACCCCGCCACCCCGAACGGGGTGTCCGGGAGCTTCATTTCTTCCTCGGCCAACATGAGACAGGCCGACTTCACGTCAGCCGGTACAGCAGCCCAACCCCATGCCGCCGTCACGTCCACGGTCGTCACAGGCGCACACCACTCGAACGAGGCGGGCAAGAGAGCCGTGGAGGGCCAACGAGAGGTCCAGGTGATGCGGAGGAAGGGCCAGCCAGGGAGACCGTCCAGAATGCCGTTCAGAGGCTCCAGGATCACCCCGGTCACCGAGGCCCACGCCACCCCATTGATGATCAGGCCGTCCGTGGTCCAGAAGTCGTCCGTCTGGATTCCCGAGGCGGACACCTCGAACGTCCGGGCCGAGGCGTCCGCTACTTCGGTCCGTCCAAAGGTCCGGCCGCAGTAGCGATCGATCCCCCGGCTGGCCGCCGTCAGCGCGTCCTCCAGGGTGGCAGTCACATAGCTGTTGGTGTCGGCGATGCCCATCCGCTGGCGCAACTCGGTCACGGTGGCGTACATCCCGCCGGTGGCCACGGTGGTGGTCAGCGTGACGATCTCGGTTGCTGTGACAGTGTCGTTGTCCGGATCGGTTCCGGTCCACTCCACCAGGTAGTCCGCGAGGGCCAGACTCCCGCCTGGCGTCCAGACGTAGGCGTTCACGCCGGTGGAGGGGTTCAGGACCCCGGTGGCGGTGGGGCCGAGAACAGCAGCACCACCGGCCAGCGGGGTGATCGTGATCGTCACGCCGGTGACATCCACCAGGGGACCACCGGCGAATTGACGCCACTCGGCGGTGAGCGTGTTGGCCACCGATCGGTAGACGGTTGTCACGGGGACACCTCCATGGTCACGGGCACCTCGGACGAACCGTTCCAGAGCGAGAGGGTCACGGGCACCTCGGCCGATCCGGTCCATAGCGTGGCTGTGGGGCCGGACAACTCGGATGAGGTGGAGTTGCCGTTGGTTCCGTCCCACGCCCACCCGGAGGTGTCACCGTCCGCGTAGGTATCCAGTGCTCCCACCTTCTCCAGCAGCACACCCGTCAGGCCGTAACCCACTACCAGGGAGTCCCACAGAAGATAGATCCCGGTGGCCAGGGCGGGGGCCGCCGCCGCCGTGAAAGAGAAGCGGGCTGTGGTGCCCACCGCGCCGGTGGCAAACCCGTGGGTCTCCGGGAAGGCGTCCCCTCCGGCGCTCCGGGTGTAGGCGATGTAAACCGTGTGCCCGAAGTCGAAATCCGAGGCCGAGCCGTTGTGGCCGTAGAACGAGGCGGTGAAGACATCGCCCGGTGCGCATGCCGCCGCCGGGGTCTGAAGGAAGCCGTTCGTGGTGGTCCGGACCCCGGTGGATCGAGGACACGCCGGGGTGGGGAAGTCGGTGGCTCGGCCAGGGGTACCGGTCCCGGCATAGCCGGTGGAGTTGTTCTTGCCCGCCGGGTTGGGGCACAGGTTGTGACGCGTCATCAGGTGGTCCGGATGACCAGGGTGTTGGCAGGGGTACCGCCGGGGATGGCGTCAACCGGACCCAACAGGATCGAGGGCAACAGGGTGAGCGTGGTCCGCACCTGGGCGGGGGTCTGGCTGGCCCATGCTCCGGACACCGCCTGGATGGTGTTTCCGCTGGTAGAAGCCAGGCCGGCGAGCGTGGTCAGGTCAGAATCCAGCGGCTGATAGCGGGCATCCCCGCGCGCGTCCGTGTGGTACTGGGTGTGTGGATCGCTGGCCGCCACGTGCGTGGTGACGGCCCCGGCGGGGGCATCACCCAGGGCCACGGTGGCGGAGGTGGTGCCGGTGGGGACGCGCGCCAGGGCCAGGGTGCCCGCCGTGATCTGGCTGGCATTCAAGCTGACCGCGTCCGATCCGGCCGAAGCGTGCGAGGAAGCGTGCGCCGAGGGGGCGAACGTGGAGGGCTTGCCGGTAATGTCCACCCACGCGACCGAGCCGCCACCGCCCCCAGCCGAGCCGGTATACCCGTTGGCTGTCATCCCACGGCCTCCTTCACCCCGAACGGCCCGGAGCCATGCCGCGCGGCCCACTCGGCCAGGCGGGCAATCTCGTGGCCCTTGGCCTGGATCAGGGTCTCCTGTTGCATCGCGTAGGCCGTCTCATCCAGGTAGATGCCGCCCTTGTGATGGGTGGTCTTGATCGAGGTGTCCACGGCCACGGTGACCTCGGCCGCCGCCGCCCGGATGCAGAAGGACAGGTCCTCACTGAAGGTACGAGGCGTCCCGTTGCCGCCGCCGTCCGGAAGGGTGATCGGCTGGAAGGGGTCCCGGCCAACGGCCTCGGCCGCCTCCCGGTGAATCAGCAGGCACGCCGCACCGGTACCGGCCACGGCCTGCCAGGCGTCCCGGCGGTATCGGTTGATGTGCCGCCAGCCCTTCTCGCCCGTCTTCTCGATCTCGGTGAACTCGTACAGGGTCGGGATGATCCGGTACCGCGCGCCATGAAACGGGGCCTCGGCCAGATCGGGATCACGTTGCTGGGCAAAGCAAAGGGCTCCGGTGACCCCGGAGCCATTGGTCTCAGCGGACTGGATCAGGCGATCCACCGTGTCCGCGTTGAACCCCATGTCCGTATCCACGAACCAAAGCCACTCGGCATCGCTGGCCAGGAACGCATTGGTGATCTCGTTCCGGCCACCGGCCACGCCCATGGTCCCGGCCACCTTGCGGAGGTACTGGCCGCCCTCCCGGATGATCCGGGGATCCAGCCGGTGAGTGTCGTACAACAGCAGGTCCATCCAGGACAGACCGAAGCACGCGGACCAGTTGCCGTTGTCCACGAACCCCGGAATCACCGTGCCTGGCTTCATCTCTCCCACTCTCCCGGCAGGGCCGTTGGCAGGGTTGAACGGGCGGCCCGCCACCCTGCCAGGAGCGGGCCGCCCGAGATCGTCACGACTTGGACGCGCGCCGAGTCGTCTTGGTGGAGTCGGCGGACGCCTTGGCTGGCTCCGGCTTCTCCACATCCTCATCATCGGTGCGAGCCGCCGCCGGGGTGTCCTCGGCCGAGTAGGTCTGGACATCCGAGTGGGCCGTGGCCACCTCGCCGGGGGCGGGCCGGTTGTCTCCCGCCGTGCCCTCCGGATCGTCCATGTCCACGTGCTGACCGGTGGCAACGTCCACCGGACCGACCGATTCGGAGAGCATGACCATCCGGCCGTCCCCGGCGGTGACTACCGGGCCACCGTGCTGCTCGATCGGCTGCTTGTCGTCGTAGTCCGGATCGCCGGACTTGGCCTTGTCGTACACCATTGCTTGCTTCCTCCTTCGGGGTGGATTCCCGGGGGTCACGCTGGTCTGCCGTGGCAGGAGCCAGCCTCACCCCCGGGAGCCTATGTACCCCAGATCAGGCCGTGGTCTTGTCCTGGAGCAACCGGAACGCCAGATCGTTGACCGAGTCGGCCCCGTTCCGGAAGTGCATGTACCAGGCCCGGCGGCCGTCCGGGAGGTTGTTGCTGGTGTTGAACAGGTGCGGGATGAACTCGATCGAGGTGGAACCGGGCTTGTCCACGATCACGTAGTTGTCGAACAGGCCGAACACCAGGAGGTTGTCAATGGTGGTGGTCTGGCTCGTGGACGGCGCGGTGAACGACTGCTGGACCTGGTGGCCCAGGAGCTGCTGGGTGAACGGCTGAGTCAGGTCCGTGGTGTACGTGGCACCCAGGGCCGTGCCCAGGGCCTGGATCTCACCCAGGAACTTCGGGTGCATCAACCACTGAGCACCCTCCGTCCAGCGGTCACCGAGGGCGTTGGCGATGCCCTGGAGGTCCGCCAGGGTCCAGGTGTGGCCGGTGGTCAGGGACACCGTGACGTTGGTGTTGGCGGCCAGGGCGGTGAAGATGCCGGTGGGAGCCGTGGTGCCGTTGCCCGTCATGTGGGCCGCCGCCTCCAGCCGGGTGCGCGAGTCGGCCAGCAGGCTCTGAACGTCCGAGCCCAGGGAGGCGATGTCCTCGAACGATTCGATCGAGGCCTGAATGAGGCTCTTGGCCGAGAAGACGGGAATCTGGACCGGAGCGAACGGCGGAGTGTCGTCCGAGACCTCGGTGAGTTCCGCATCCCACGAGGCGGTGGAGCCAGCGGTGGAGACTCCGTTCCACTTGTTCGCCCCGCCGGTGAGGCTGACCACCCGGGAGATCGTCCGGACTACGTCCTTGGCCCCGGTGTTGGTAATGATCAGGGTGGGGTCCAGGTGGGTCGGGACCAGGTAGCCACCGGCGGTGTTCGTACCGACGGCCACAGCGGCCCGCTCAGCCTCGTTCAGGAGGACGGCCTGGCCAACGGTGATCTTCTCGAAAGCCGTGATGTAGTCGTCCCGCATCCGGGCCAGGATGTTGGTGGCCCAGGAGGTGTCTCGCGCGTGCTTCTTCACGGCTCGCTCGAACGACTCCCGACCGGAGTCCCGAACGTCCAGGGTCTCCAGCGCCTTCAGGTTGGAGGTGACCAGGGCGCGGGTGATCTCCCCCTTGTCCATGTGCGAGTTGTTGGACCGCAGGATCTCGAACGGGTCCGTCTGAACCATGACCTCCGGACCCCGCTGGCCGCCGCCGGCGCGCGTGACCTGCGGATTTGTGGTCTCAACGCTCCGAGACAGGTCGGCATTACGGACCGCTTCCATCCGGTCCTCGTGCTCGATCGCCTCGGCCCGCTCCACCTCCAGGGCCTCGAACGTGTCCAGCGCGGTGGCCGAACGGGTCAGGTCCTCCTCGGTGGGCTCCTCCATGGCCTCCACCTCAAGGACTGTGGCCCGCTGGGCCTCCATGAGGGTGGTCAGTTCATCGCTTGTCCGCCGCCGTGGCATCTCGCCTAACTCCCAACTCGATCGCTCGCATGCGCAGCGCCAGTTGACGCGCGCGGGTGCGGCCCGAGTGGGAGTCAGTTCCCGGCTCTACCGTCGGGGGCGGCCCGGATGGGGTGCCCTGTCCAGCGGCCCCATCGGGGTGCTGGATCTGGTCCAGGATTGTACGGACAAGATCAGCCAATTCGCTACCTGCCCGAACGGCCAGAATCCCGGCACCGGTGTAGGCGGGGGAGTGGGTCGGTCCGTACTCGGCCAGGCCAAGTTCGGTCCGGTAGATTTTCGGAAGGCGTCCGGCCCGCTCCACCGTCCGGGAGTTGAAGATCCTCCCCCGGAACGATTGGCCGGTGATGTCCCCGTTGTCAATCGCCTCCAGGACCGCATCGGCCAGAGCGCTCTTGTTGTACCGGGTGACGGTGAGCAGGCCCTGGCCGTCCACCCGGGGGGGCTCCACCGGAGAACCGAGCGGGACCGCGCCGAGCATGTTGGGCTTACCGGTCAAGTCGTAGCCGTGGTTGTAGAAGCACTTGACCTTCCCCGGCCGGTATTCCGTCAGGGTCTTGTTGAAGCTGGCCCGATCCAGCTCCTCCACGTAGTGGCCATGCTGGTCCGAGATCTCGGCCTCCTGGCCGAACACAGCGGCGTAGGCGGTGACGGTTCGCCCGTCCCCCGTCTTGGACCGCGTGATCTCCACGTCCCACGTGCGGTCATAGGTCTGGATCATGTCAGTTCCCCACGTACGCCTTCTTGTTGGAACCGGACAGTTGGGGACGCTTGGCCGGGGCCGCCTTCTTGGGGGTGGTCTTACGGCGTGGACTGCGATGGTGGGGGGCCGAGGGCCGAGCCGCGCCAGGGGTTGGGCGCTTGACCTTCAGGCCCTTGGTCTGGCGCAGCTTCAGCAGGAGGGCTGGGGTGGCCACGCCGGTGGGCTTCATGCCCAGTGCCCGCTGGGCCTTCTTGATCGCAGCGGTGGTGCGGGGGCCAAGCTTGCCGTCCAGCTTCAACGGGTGCCCCTGGGCGTCCGTCAGGCCCAACCGGTTCAGTTCGGACTGGAGCGCGTGGACGCGATTGTCCCCACCCTTGTGCCCGTATCCCGCACCGGTGCGCCCGTTGTAGGACAGGCCAGCCGATCCCGAGGTGTCCCGCTGGGTGGCCGTGCCCTTCTTGGCGAACTTGCCGCCCTGGCGAGGGTGAAGGGCCTCGTTCCAGGTGGCCCGCTCCAGCTCCACATCGGACACTGAATCAGTGTTTTCCCTGGTCAGGGGCGGCCGGCTAAGGTTGATGGTCATGCTGGCACTCCCGTGGGGTCATCGGTCAGCGGGGCATTGGGGTCTTCACCCACCGGCAAACCGGTGGCCGGATCGATCTCCCCGAGAGCCGGGGCCTGATCCTCCATCACCTGAAGCTCGGCCAGGTCTCCCGTGGTGACAGCCTCCACGATCGACTCCAGCTCAAACGCGTTCCCGGCAGCCAGGGTGGAGATGGCAGTGGCTTGCGTGCCCACCACACTGGCCTCGTCCGCCGGGGTCGGTCCCTTGTCCTGCGCACCAGGCGGCTGGAGCTGGACGGACATCAAACCGGAGTGCTGGAGCTGCGAGAGGTCCTGGGCCAGGACAGCGGTCAGGCTGGATTCCGGAGTCCACCCGGCGGCCAGAGCCGCGTTGATCGTGGCCATGGTGGTGGACTGGACCTCGGCAATGTCCTTAATGTCCTCCCGCAGGAACGGCACGTCCCGCGTGTCGTACCAAAGCTCGGCACCGGACGGCTCCTGGATGAGAGGAGCCACCGCACCCACGAAGGACTTCCATTGGGGATGACCGAAGGAGTCACCGAACGCGCGGCGGGCCTGTCCGTAGTTGGAGTACGTGGCGGACGCAAGCCCCTCGGACAGGCCCACGATGATGGGCGGCACACGGCCAGCGGCACAGACGCGCGTCTCGCCGTGGCCCTGGGTGCCGCTGAACTCCAGTTGTTGCATGTTCGCCCCGATGACCGAGACGTTGGCTCCGCCGCCCAAGTAGAGGTTCTTGTACGCGTTCTCCACCCCAACGGATGCGTCGTTCATCTCCTTGACGAACTGGCGGAACTGTTCGAGGGTCACCGTCTCGGCCAGGGAGACGGCCAAGTTCGGGGTGGCCGCGTTCTCGAAAAACTTCAGCTTGTGGCGGGTGGCCATCTTGTCCGCCTTGATCTCCTCAAGGACGGGGGTCAGCCAGGACATGCCCCGATAGCAGGCCATCGGATCGGGGATCGGAGCCCAGTGCACGCACTCCGCCAGGGAGTCACCGTCATACCTGGGGGCCAGATAGAGCCGGGACCTTCCCCCGGAATAGGGGCCGCCCACGGTGTACTTGTAGCCGATCACGTTGGCCTCCACGGCCACGTCCGGCGGGGCGTCCAGGATGAATTCCATCCAGTCCGGACGGCGTCGCAGTAGTCGCGTGCCATCGTCTGAACGGGCAAGAAAGAAGGTGCCGGCGGTGGTTACGTCCTGCTCAGCGCGGGTGAGAAGCGCTTGGGTGGTACCCCCTGGCCAGGGCCGCTCGAAGATGCGGAGGTCCTGATTGCCGAACAGATCGTTGCCACCGCCGACGGTTCCGAGTCGGCGGAACTTCAGCGTCACGTCCGAGAACAGCAGCATTCGGGCCATGCTCACGGCGAACACCACGCCGTTGGCAGCATAGGCACCCTGGACGTACCCGAGGAAGGTGTCCAGGATCGGCTCTGACTTCTGATTCGGGAAGGTGGAGATGTAACCGGGCGTCCCGCCGTAGAGCATCCCCTGGAACTTCACGAGGTAGTCAACGTAGGCCTGGAACGTCCCGTCATTGCGCTCGATATCGCGCGGACGCCACCGGACCAGATCACCCAGGAAGCTCACGCGTACACCGCCCAGGGGGCAACGGGGGCCGCTGGTTCCAGGCCCTTGGCCAGACCCCAGAGGGCGTGAGTGATGGAGACCAGCGGGGTGATGTCCACGGTTGCCGTCCTGCGGTCCCAAGCGTGGCCGTCCCCGACGGGACGCTTGCCAGCTCCACCCAGTGCCATGGTGATCTCCGATTGCCCGAGGTGGACCACATTGCGATCTTCCGGAGTCTCCCCGGTGGCCGCATCATAGATCATCCCAAAGGCTGAGGCTACGTCCCTACTGGTCATCGTCTGGATGATGAGGCCCGCTTCCTCCAGGTCCGGGATCACCGATCCGGCCGGGGAGCCGGGGTCCACCACTGTGACCACCCGACCGTTGACAGCCTCGAATTGGCGGATCATGTCCACGATCCACGCCGTCCCCGGCCCGCTGACGATCAACTCCACATGGCGCTTGCCGTCAACGCGCCGCTGGGCCAGGGAGACGGAAGCGCGGACCGCGCCGGTGGAGCGTGGGGAGACATCGATAGCCAGGACGGGGCGGCCGATCAACTGGGTAGGGGGAAGTTGTCCGGACAGAGCCCGGACAACATCAATGACACGCCCTTCCGGAGTGGGCAGAAGGGGCCATTCGTCAGAGCCGGAGCGCGCGTCCTCCAGGCGGTCCCACTGGGCCTTGGAGATGACGGTGAAGCCCTCGGATAGGTCCGGCGGCCAGATCCCGAGACGTTCCCGAGCGAACCCCACGGGGTCCATGGCCACCCGCTCCCGCTCGATCGCCTCGGCTGTCACTCGGTGCGGATGGGCGGGGTTGGTCCTGGCCCACACCTGGCGATCGTCCAGCACGCATCCCACGTTGCGACCGGGGTGGTGGTTGCATCCCGGCTGGCAGGGTCCGAGATCGTCCAGGGTGGCCGAATGGCCGTAGTCGATGTACGTGACGCCCTCGGCCCCGGCCAGGGCGGCCCGCCGCTGGGCGTAAAGGATCTCCCCGGTACCGGACTCCAGTGGGGGTGAACTGAAGATCCACAGTTGGGGGTTGGGCCTGGCGGACATGGCGGGCAAGGTGGCAGAAGCTTGACTCTCGGTGACCGCATAGGCCTCGTTCCAGATCAACTTATCGAAGCTGAAACCCCGGCCGGCACCCTTTGACCTGGCCAACCATCGCGCGCGGCGGCCATCCAGAAGCTCCACACCTTCCTCACCGTTCGTATTCACCACCTTCTTGACCTGGCGGCGGAGTTCGTCGGTGTTGGTGATCAGAGCGATCACCCGGCGGAAGCTCTCCATGGCGGTCTTGTACTCGTGGGCCGAGACGCCCACCAGGGACTCGCCGGTGATGAACAGCCAGCCGAGTATCAGGGCCTCGATCTCGGCATCCTTGCCGTTCTGCCGAGGGACCATGACGGTGTTGGAGAACGAGGCCCACTTGCCGTTGTCCCACTCACCCAGTCCCCAGGTCAGGTCTCGAACCTGCCACTCGTCCAGCAGGAGGCCAGCCGTGGCCGCAAGCTCGGCGAAGTCTGGGCCGCTGGAGTAGGGAGCGCGCGGGTAATGCGCGATGGTCGGCAGAAAGATCCCGGACATGGATCACCCCCGGGGCCAGAGTAAGGCACCGGGGGTGATGAGTGGATCAGAAGATTCCGTGATCCACTGAGAAGGAGGCGATGGCGTTCTTATTGCGCTCCAGCCAGCCGAGAACCTCTCCCATGCCCTCCTTCAGGGTCCAGCCGGTGTTGCCGTCAGTGCTGATGTAGTTGATCCGGTAGGTGTAGTGAGCGGACATTGGGTGCCTCCTCGGGCCTCGGTGATACATTCACTATAGCAGAGGTATTCACCGAAACGGAAGAGATCAGGTCAGCTCACGCGCTCGATTGAGATAAGCGGCGTGGTTGCCAATGTATTCCGTGAAGGCTGGCGGGATCGCCTCGCACAGATCGAACAGGTCCGTCATCCAGTCGATGTCCATGGCGTGAGCCACCTCGGCTAGGGTTCCCTTGCCGCCGCCGCGCCCGTAGGCGGCCACGTACGGCCCATCGAAGTACTGGCTGTGACGCCAGCCCCGAACGCGTCCGGCGTGCCCAGCGGGAGCCGGGAAGCCAGCCATGGATGGACCACGAACCGAACCTTCCGGGTGCTCCGGTTGCGGAATCGTCAACCCGGAGATCTCGAACGAACGGTGTTTCTGGACCCACGGCGGGGGCATGCTGCCCCGGAACATGTCCATGCACAAGGTCAGGTCTCGGCGGATCACGTCCGCGCGGCTGGAGGTGGGTTGCTCGATCACATACGGGAAGCCCAACTCATCCAACGCGGCCCTGGTGTCCGGGACCAGTTGCTCGTGATCGTCCTTCAGGCCACGCGCGCGGTTGCTGGCGGTGGCGGTGTTGCCGTCCTGGCAGGGCGGTGAGGCGTGGATCAGGGTGGGCTTGACCCATCCGAAACGCTCGGACCGGATCAGGCCACCGCTGTTCAGCATCCGGATCAGGAAGTCGATCACGTCCGCCTGGATGAACTCGTCCCCGGCGTATCCGGGCTGAGGATCACGATCCACGCCGATCACATAGAGGCCCGCGCGCTGGTATCCGCGCGCGGCCCCACCCTTCCGGCAGTAGAGGTCAAGAACGATCTTCACTGGGCCAGCACCCACTTGGCGTGCTTGACCGCGTGCGCCACCGGGACCAGCTTCACGCCCAGGTCTCCAACATCCTTGCGCTGGACGTACCCCATGCGCTCCTGACGGGCCAGGATCAGGTTGTAGAGGCTGAGGCCCTTCAACCGCTCGGTCTCCTTCTTGACCTTGGCCGAGGGCCGGTTGGTCAGGGAGAGGATGACGATTGCTTCGTTGATCTCGGTCTGTGTCATGCGTCTACTATAGCAGACGTAGAACCCTATGCGCCAGACCGCTGGGCCAATCTTTCCTCCCGCCGCTTGCGCAATTCGTCAGAAGTGCTGGTCACGGGGGCTGCTGGCGGATCTTGAACGGCTTGGAGCTTGGTCAATTCGGACACCACGGCCCGAAAAGCCAGAGCTTGCTGGCGCGCCTCCACCAGTGGAGCGTTGATGACCACTTCCGGGGAGCCCTTCCAGCGTTCGGCCAGCTCAAACCAGGTGTCATGGTCACCCGAGATCCACAGATCCAGGGAATCCAGGCGGGCCTTGATCCGGACGGCCTCCTCGGCCAGGGCGCGGGCCGGGCCGGACAGGCTCTCCACCTTCAACTCGGCCGCCAAGCGGTCTGATCCGGTGGTCATCGGCACCCCTGGGCGCACGATCCGGGCGGAGTCCATCCCAGGGCCTCCAGGATCTCCTCCAGTTCGGGGGAAACCACCGCCTGGATCTGGTTCCCTCGCACGCGTACGGCAACTGGAGTCAGCTCCAGGGACGCCTTGGTGAACTCTCCGGCGGTGGCCGTGACCGTAACGCTCCGGACGTACTTGCTGATGTCCTTGCCGTCCAGTTCGATCTTGCCGTTGTGGCCGATCGGCCCCAAATCAACGGTGATCCTGCTGTTAGTCACGCTCTGTCACCATTTCCGCCGATTGATGCCTAGTTGATCTTTCAAAGCTGTTGATCTTGGGGGGGAATTGCCGCGATAGGTGCGTGGGGTCGCGCTTGCCCTGGTCACCGCGATTCGGACATACCCCCCCACCTCGGTCACTATCTATGTGACAGAGCGTGACAACCAATCACGAGATCGGACACTAGGGATCACCAGGGCAGTGGGTCCACTCTTTCCTTTGCGTCCATTGCATGACCTACACAGGACACCTAGTTCACCACGTGGGTCACCACCTAGGGCCACTGCCACCACGTGATCGGCAGTGAGGTCCTGTGCTGGATGAGCAGGAACAAGGTAGCCAGGGCACCAGTCCCCATGTACCTCCCTCCACCCATCCACTACCGCCTTCCTGCGGGCACGTTCAGCAGAGGAACCACGCCCATGAAGATCGCCCCGTGGGGGTGTTTGCGCTGGCCGGCGGGGGTGTGCAACCATCATCGGCCGCCCTTTGCGCGCCGGTGAGCCGCCGCCTTCTTGGCCATCACCTTGCGCTGAAGATGGGTGTGTCCCGCGTTGGCGATCTGGGCCGCGTTGGTCTTGCTGAGGCCCTTGCGCCGAAGCGCGCGGTAGACGTTCTGACGGGACTTGTAGACGAACCCATACTTGCCACCACGACTGGAGACCATGGTCATCACCTCTGGCCCAGTACACCATGGAGGCCCGCTCCAACGGGGGGCAGAGCGGGCCTCTGATGGGACGTTACTCCGGATCGTCCAGCCAGGTGGCCGGTGGCTCGATACCGGCGGCCCGAAGGATCTGGGCCGGGGTGGGCGGCATGGGTTGATCGGCCGGTGGTCCGGCCCAGACACTCACCACGGGCAAG